TGATCAAATAGCAGGCAAGCGCCTACGTGCCGAAGTCGTTAAAGGTTCTGCTACGCCAATTGGTTTGTATCAGACTCTGTACAAATACAGTGATCCTAACTGCGTGGTTGTGTTTGACGACTGCGACAGTATTCTTCTCGATGACGTTTCGTTGAACCTGCTTAAAGGTGCTTTGGATTCGGGTAAGAAGCGTAAGATTTCGTGGTTGTCAGAGTCAAGTACTCTGCGCCGCGAAGGCATCCCGGATAGCTTTAACTTCCAAGGTTCGGTTATCTTTATTACTAACCTTAAGTTTGACAAGATGAAGAGCCAAAAACTGCGTGATCACTTGGATGCACTACAATCACGCTGCCACTACTTGGACCTTACACTAGACACTATGCGTGACAAGGTCCTGCGTATTAAGCAGATTGCTCGTAGCGGCGAACTGTTTGCGGACCTTGATCTTAGCGAAATCGCACAAGACGAGATTATTGAGTTTATGGACGCTAACAAGAATCGACTGCGTGAGATGAGTTTGCGTATGGCAATTAAGATTGGTCAGTTGTACAAGAGCTTTCCTACAAAGTGGGCGGCTCTAGCTCAAACTACATGTATGAAGACTGCATAATTGCAGAGCAATAAACCGAAGTTTTTGATAGCTCCTTTTACTTCGGTTCTTTTAGCCCTACTTAGGTAGGGCTTTTTTTTGACTTTTTTAAATACTGTGTTATAATACTACTATGAAAAAATTTCCTTACGTTGAAGACTATTTAGAAATTATAAACGGTGATAGAGATCCAGTAAGTGGTAAATTACTTGGTTTGTTTTCTAACACTCCCCCTATAGTTGCTTTAGCCAGATACGACGTTAAGGTTTTAGATTCCATGAGTCAAAGCACACAAGCTGGCATTGCACTAACAGATAAGCAAGCAGAACTAGCATGTAAAATAATTCTAAAATATAAAAAACAGTTGGCCGGACAGTCGATAGATGTTAGTCCAGTAGAGAATCCAACATTCAGATTAAACATTAGGCACATTGATCGTACTGCTTCAATTTATATCAAGGACGATCTTATGTGTGTTAAATTTCCTTTTCAACAAAAATTAGTTGAAGAATTTAAAACAACTGCCAAGGAAAGTCAAGGTCGTGCAGTATGGAATAGAGATCTACGTATTTGGCAATTGGCTATTACTGAATTTAATATTAATTGGGCTTATAGTTTTGCACAGACAAATAACTTTATTATTGATCCAGCTATACAAAATTTTATGGATCGTATACTAGAGTGTGAGAAAATTAAATATGAAATAACATTAACTAAAAACGATGAACAACTAATTCTAACTAATGCTGCAAAAGAATTAGTTGACTATATAGACACACATATAGGCGGACTACTAGATACTAATATTGTTCAACTAATAGATAACTCTAGTATATTAGGGTACTCAGTTGATCAAATTTTTGAAGAAAAATTGATTGAAAAAACTAGTCCACGGATCTATAATTTAATTACAAATAGAGATAGTAAATTTGACATAGGTGATCAAAAAATTATTTTTAATGACATTATTAGATACGCTGACGTTACTAATCGTTGGCCCATATACATATATGAACCCAATTTAAGTTACAATTTACTCAAACTTGGACAAGAAATTTTAGGCAAAGAAAATGTATACGAAACAAAAAATAAACAGTTACCTGACTTGGATATAACTGGATCTAGAATAGTAATTTATTTTACAAAATATAATTCTTTATGGAACCAAAGAATTCCTTTGCTAATAAGTTCTAACGGTATGTTATATGGAGGTGATAAACAATTATTGTTACATAATGCCGAGAAGATTGTTTATCTAGCAAAAGAAGTGTATAATAACAGCGAACGGGGAGCCAAAACTATTGCAAGCTAAATTAATAATTCGCGACGAAGTCAACGTTAAAATTGAAGGACTTGATTTAACTACTAGGAAAAAATTAGTAGATAAGTTTAAGTATGAAATTCCTGGCGCCCGTTATCAACCTAGTGTTAGACTAGGCCGTTGGGATGGTAAGGTAGCATTTTTTCAACTAGGCGGTAGCACATACATAAACTTACTGCCAGAAGTACTAGAGTATCTTGAACAACACAACTATGATGTTGATGTAGAAGATACTAGAAACTACACCACTACTTTTCAATTTAACGAAGTTAATGAACATAGTTATAGTCATATTATGTGGCAGCGAGGTCACCCTTTAGTCGGACAACCAATGGAGTTGCGTGACTATCAACCTGAGATTATCAACAGATTCTTTAGTAATCCACAATGTGTGCAAGAGGTAGCCACTGGTGCAGGTAAAACTGTTATTACAGCCGCTCTTAGTGATGCTGTTAGTGCATATGGTCGCAGTATCGTTATTGTTCCTAACAAAAGTTTAGTAACACAAACTGAAACAGACTTTGTTAATATGCAACTAGATGTTGGTGTATACTTTGGAGATCGAAAAGAATTTGGGCGTACACACACTATTTGTACTTGGCAAAGTCTAAATAACTTACTTAAAAATACTAAGAGTGCTGAAGCGGATATAACTATTGGCGAGTTCTTAGAAGGCGTAGTAGCGGTTATTGTAGATGAAGTGCATATGGCTAAAGCTGATGCACTAAAAACACTACTAAGCGGACCGTTTGCAACGGTGCCTATACGCTGGGGATTAACTGGCACAATACCCAAAGAAGATTATGCTAGGGTAAGTATCAACTGTATGCTCGGACCAGTAGTTGGACAGTTAAGTGCTAGCGAACTACAAGAAGCTGGACATCTAGCTAATTGTCATGTTAATATTGTGCAGTTAGTGGACCATAAAGAATATCAAGACTATCAAAGCGAACTTAAATACTTGGTTACCACAACAGAACGCATAGCATTCATAGCTAGACTAATTGACAAAATTAAAAACAGCGGAAACACACTAATACTAGTAGACAGAATTGAAACAGGTAAGTTACTGCAAACAGAACTTAGCACACTATTCAGTTTACTAGACGACCGACCTGATGTAGCATTTGTAAGCGGATCTACAAAAGCTACAGAAAGAAAAGAACACTATGACGATATTGCCGAAGCCAAAAATAAAATCATCATTGCTACTTACGGTGTTGCTGCTGTTGGTATCAATATTCCACGTATCTTTAATTTGGTTTTGTTCGAGCCTGGTAAATCTTTTGTCAGGGTTATTCAGTCTATTGGCCGGGGCATACGTAAAGCTGAGGATAAAGATTTTGTACAAATTTGGGACATCACAAGCACCTGTAAATTCGCAAAAAGACACTTAACAAAAAGAAAAGCTTTTTACAACGAAGCTAACTATCCGTTTACCATTGAAAAGGTTGACTGGGAATGAACTACAGAATAGAAGATCGAGGCAATGGTACCAAGTGGGTAGAAGTTAATGGTAGAGAAATGATTAAAATTTCTAAATGGTGCAGAGAAACTGGCTGCGGTAAACAAGTGAATTATAAACAAATAAGTTTTAAGAGCGATCAAGAATTAAGTATGTTTTTACTGAAATGGCAAATACAAAATGAGAATACTAACGTTAGATAACAAAGCTTATGAAATGAATGAAATACCAGACGAAATTGAAGATTTGAGATTTTGCGTATTTGACAATTCGGATCCTAAAGAACCCGATTACTTTTATATACCACTAATTTTTTTAGAAAGTTTTAATAGTCCTGCTCTAGTATTAAAAATTGGTGATGAGGAAATTAAGATGCCTGTTGATTGGCAAATATTAATAGGAGAACCTGATTTAGGAGATCTTGAAGTTGTTCCTTTGACTAGTATTAATGATCGTGGATTTAATGTGTTTACCTTTAATCCTCTGTGCAGTTTTAGACCAGAATTTTTTCCAGTCGAAATAATAGATATATACCAAGATGTCAAATGGTATTTTCCTAAACTTAAACCGGGGCAGATGTTGGCAGTTCCTTTGAGCAATGGTAAAAACCCAAAATGTGCATACTTTGTTAAAGAAATAAGTAGACAAAGCGAAGTAGTAAACTACAATAAAGCGTGGTAGTATGGGCAATTATCAACCAAACGAAACTTATATATATGAACGTGCTGATGGTATAACCTATGCGAGAAAGTTCGGGGATCCTCCGGATCAAAGATTTGAAGTTGGTAGGGATTTTGATAATCAAAAGTTATACGATGATTTGAAGCATGCCAAGATGTGGGGAGAAATACATAACATGGCTAAGTCCAATCCTGCTTTACAAGACGCTATAGATCGTGTTATAGTTATATACGAATTATCAAGAAAAGACAACCAAGTAGACCATCATCCTGTATGAGTAAACTAGATATTGCAAATGAAATGCGAGCATTTGATCGTAAAGATCGAAACTACATGGATGATCTGGATGAATCCGAAGCAAAAAAATTTTCACCGTACATATTAATGCGCTGGGGAGCCAACGTTGAAGGCGACCCTGATTTGCAAGAATGGTATTTGAGATCGACCAATGAGCGTGTTAATATAAACTTTTTCGATATAAAGTCGGAACATAAAAAATTACAATGGTTACTATGTACAACTGTAAGCCCAAACATGGGTTCATTTAGACATTATTGGTTAACAACGAAAAAAGAAGATCGTGTATCAACTCCAACAATTAAATTACTAAGAAGACTATATCCTAATGCTAAGTTAGACGAACTAGAACTTCTAGCAAAAATAAACTCTTTGGCTGAAATTAAAGAGTATGCTACTTTACATGGGTTAGACGATCGGGATATTAAAAAAATAATGAAATGACAGAAACGTTTCAATGTAAATACTGTGATAAACATTTTAGAAAAGAAAGTACGTTAGCCGCACATCTTTGCGAACCCAAAAGAAGAATACAACAACAAAACGAAACAGGTGTGCAATTTGGATTTAGAGCGTATATACAATTTTATGAAACTACGCAAGGCAGCGCACGATTAAAAACATATGAAGATTTTGCGAGCAGTCCTTATTATCGTGCCTTTGTAAAATATGGAAGATATCTAGTTAATATTAGAGCTATAAACACTACTCATTTTACTTTTTGGTTATTACAAAATAATAAAAAGTTAGATTTTTGGTGTAAAGATAGTTATTACGAGGAATGGTTGCATGAATATATTAAGAAGGAAGCAGTCCAAGACGCTCTCGAAAGAGGACTCCAAGAAATGGAACAGTACGCTAGTGGAGACAGCGGGCTTGCTAGCTTTAGCCATTATTTTAAGTACGGCAATCATAATCGCATTTGTCATCATATTACCAGCGGTCGCATTAGCCCTTGGGTTATTTACAACTGTAATAGTGGCATTGAGTTTCTTGAATCTCTTACTGAGGAGCATTTGGCCATTATTCTTTCTTGGATTGATCCTGATTATTGGAATCGTAAGTTCAAGGATTACGTAGCTGATGTGGAGTGGTGTAAACATGTACTCAAAAAGGCTGGTCTATGAAATTTTCTAGTGACATTGATATTGACGTAGCCGATAGAGATAAAATTCTATCTTTTTTTGAACACATAAATGCTACAATTATACGTGATGGCAAAGATAGTAAACATAATACCGGTGCATATTTTACAAATATTCCTATAAATCCATACACAGGACGTTCTAGTTTAGATTATCAGGAGGCAGAAACTCGTGGTTACTTGAAAATAGACATACTTAATGTTGGGTTATATAAACAAGTCAAATCTGAACAACACCTGCAAGAACTAATACAACAAGAACCGCCGTGGGATCGACTCTATGATCCTAGTTTCTGTTCACAATTAATACATATAGGCTCGCATTATGATACACTAATTCAAATGCCAGAAGCAGTGAACACAATACCGAGGCTTGCTATGTTTTTGGCTGTAATTCGTCCTGCAAAAAGACATTTAATTGGGCGGACTTGGCGCGAAGTCTCAGAAACTATTTGGGATAAATCGGATGGCGGATATGCGTTTAAGCGTAGTCATTCAATATCATATGCACACCTTGTTGTAGTAAATATGAATCTACTTAACCAAGTTTACGAACTAAAGTAATACTTCTTCTTTTGCTGCGTTTAGCTGCTATCTCTTTTAAACTAACATACGGTCCAAATTTAATTTGAACATCTTTAGTATTCATAGTTTTTAATGCAGTTTTAAAGGGTGCCCAATCTTGTCTTAAAAACACATTGATTGGTACTAACCTGTTACTTTCCCACCACCAATTCTCAGCTAACTGTAGAAATTGATTTTTCTGTTCTGCTGTCTTTAAAACTCCGTAATCGTATATAGTAGTAATTAAATCATCTACATTTTGTACGACGCCAATGTATTCATTTCCACCATACACTAAGTAGGTTAAAAATGGATACTGCTGTAATAAGTATGAGTAGTCTGGTTCCAAAATTTCGCTAAATACAAGATAATGCAAATTCAAGCTTATTTATATTCCAATTTAATGGAGGTCCAAATTTGGGACACCAGTATTTTTACACCAAGGAACAGAGTCGTGTACAGCCGCCCTATTAAAGTCTATCAAGGTATAGACAACCCAATACAGTTAGTAATAAAAAATCAAGATCAAAAAGCGGTTGATTTAACCGGCTATGTTCTTCAAATTGATATTCAAGATCCGCTGGCACAAGGCAGCGTAGAAAGCATAGCAGTATCAATGACAGATATCACTAAAGGTTTGGGGTTATTCAGTATTGATAAGGAAATAGTTAACAGTTTAGATCAACGAGTATACAAAATGACTATAAAAGCAATAAATCAAGACACAAATAAAGAGCGTCCTTTGTATATTGATGATAATTTTACTGCACCTATAGATTTAATTGTACTTCCAGGATGGTACGAAAGTATGCCTCTAACGCTAGATAGCGATGAAGTGCTAGACGCAGGAACAATATAATGACAATAAATTACAGCAAACAAGTTTTATTAAAGCGTGGCAATACTGCCGTAAGCACAACTTATACTGGCCCTGTGGGCGAAATTACACTAGACACAGATTTATTACAAATAAGAGTACACGATGGTACTACACAAGGCGGATGGGTCATTCCAAGCGGACAAGATTTTATTGATATTCAAACTGATCTTGCGATAATTGCTAATGTAGACACAAGCCTATTGGCCAATGTGTCTACATTACTGGCAAATGCCAACGTACAACAAACTCAAATTGATAATGTAATAAGCAACTTAGCAGAGTTGGTAACTGTAGGAAATACAGTTCCTAGCACAGCAAATGAAACATTTTGGTTTAACGACGGTGACGGCAGATTATATATCAAACAGGCCAATGTATGGACTGATGCCAGTCCTTCAGTATTACCTAGTCCTGCATACATTTTTAGTACGCTGGAAAATACAGCTGGTAATATCGTTCCTGATGCTTCTAATGTGTACAGTCTAGGCAGTAGTGTTGCCCAATGGAAAGACTTGTGGG